ACTTCAAAGTGATGCCGGTAGATTGGCCTCTAAATGGTCTAAAACCGGTTTATTGGAAGGTTTAACAGAAGCCGACAGAAACAACATGGCAATGTTGCTTGAAAATCAAGCAAAACAATTAGTAACTGAAAACTCAACTACTTCTACTACAAATAACACTTTTACAGTAGGACAAGGTGAGAACTGGGCTGGTATTGCTCTTCCATTAGTACGTAAGGTATTTGGTCAAATTGTAGCGAAAGAATTCGTTTCAGTTCAACCAATGAACTTACCTTCTGGACTAGTATTCTTCCTAGATTTTCAATACGGTACTAACAAAGCTCCATTTACTCAAAATGGTTCAATGTACGGTGGTACTTCAACAGTTAACTCTACCTATCCATTCGCTACTAACACTACTGATGGTGGTCTTTATGGTGCTGGTAGATTTGGTTACTCAGTAAATAACACAGCATCTACAGCTACTTCAACTACTAGTTCAGCTAACTGGGGTACAACTTTTAATTTTGATTCTGATTACTCAGCTTCAGCTGTAGCAGGTCAATGGAAAACTATTACAGTTTCTTTACCAACTACTACAGATTTTGAAGCAGCTAGAAGTTTTGTTCCATATTCATCAAGTGTTGCTTTAACTTATTTACCAGCTTTCACAACTACAAGCGGAACTTCAGTAACATTTGTAGTAACTGGTTCACAAGTAGGTGGTGGAACATTAACATTTGTTGTTTCTCATTCATTAGCCACAGCCGATAATAAGAGAGGCGACTTTGAAGATGGTAACACTCAGTTGAATGGTCAAAATAACCCAATTGCAATCCCAGAAATTAACGTAAAAATGCAATCACAAGCAATTGTGGCTAAAACACGTAAATTAAAGGCAGTTTGGACACCTGAATATGCACAAGATTTAAGTGCTTACCAAAATATCGATGCTGAAGCTGAATTAACTAACATCATGAGCGAGTATATTTCTATGGAAATTGACCTCGAAATTCTTGATATGTTGATTCAAGATGCAGCAGCTGGTACTGAATATTGGTCAGCAATTAATAACACTGTTATTACTGGTGCATCAGCAACTCCTGCAGCTACTTTAGGATTCTATAATACTCAAGGTGGTTGGTTCCAAACTCTTGGTACTAAGATTCAGAAACTTAGCAACAAAATTCACCAATTAACACTTCGTGGTGGTGCAAACTTCTTAGTATGCTCTCCTACAGTAGCAACTATCCTTGAATCAATTCCAGGATTCGCTGCTAATAACAATGGTGATGCTGCTCAAATGCAATATGCGTTTGGTGTTCAGAAAGCTGGTTCATTGAATGGTAGATACAATGTTTACAAGAACCCATACATGACTGAAAACACTATTTTATTAGGTTTCAGAGGTAGCCAGTTCTTAGAAGCAGGTGCTGTATTTGCTCCTTATGTACCACTCGTAATGACTCCATTAGTGTACGATCCTGATACCTTTACACCAAGAAAAGGTCTCTTGACTCGTTACGCTAAGAAGATGTTACGTCCCGAGTTTTATGGGAAAATTTATGTATCTGGATTAAATACTCTTTAATCTACATAACATATAAAAACAGAGGGCCGCAATTTGCGGCCCTTTTTGTTTTTCTTTTTATTTAACTTGTGGTTTTTAGTAGGTTTTATTATATTTATGTTAAATCAATGTTAACAAATATGAAAGAAACCCCATCACAATTAAACATCCCAAGTTATGTAATGAATTTCCCATTTACTTTGGATACTAAGAATCCTAATAACATTTGGATGAAAGAATTATCACCAGATGATCTACAAGTAAATAGAAAAAAAGCTTATAAACAATTTATGGATCTTTATAATTTCCTATCAGGAGATGGGTTAGTATATTTACTTCCATCTCTTGGTGATTTTCAAGATCAAGTATATGTGGCTAATTTAGGTATTTATTTACCTCATATTAAAGATTCAAATAATATAGTTTTATCTAATTACACCTCAGAACCTAGAATAGGAGAAGAAAAAATTGGAGAGGCATTTTTCAAATTAATGAATTATGATACTCATTTATGTCCTTATAAATGGGAAGGAGAGGCTGATCTTAAATTTATTGGAGGTAATAATTATATTGGTGGTTCAGGTATCCGTACCGATCATAAAACATATGAGTGGATGCGGGAACAATTTGGTATGAATATTATTGATGTTGAAATGGTTGATGATTATTTATATCATTTGGACTGTTCAATTTTTCCACTCAGTAAAGAAAAAACTATGATTTGCACGTCGATGTTTGATCCTGAAGAGATCCGCGATATAGAAAAATATACTCAAGTTATAGACATAGATGAAGATGATGCCTTGGGTGGTATTACTAATTCAGTTCGTTTTGGTAATTTAATTTTATGTGCTTCTAATATTTCTGAATTAAGTAAAACTCATGAGGATTATGCTTATGAAAAACATAAGATTAATTCATTAGAAGCAATATGTGCTAAAGAAGGAATGGAACCAGTATTCTTTAACCTATCAGAATATATGAAATCAGGAGCTTTATTGAGCTGTATGGTTATGCATTTAAATTATGTTGATTATTACAAACAGTTAGTATAAGATGGCAAAAACAATAGAAGAATGGTTGGATACTGATGTAGCCGAATTAGAAAAATTATCCCTAGTAGAATTAGGAAATACATTTTTCTTTAGGGATCCTATGCGCCCCACTTATATAGATAATCAACATTTCTACGCTCCAGCAGATGGTGTGGTTTTATATCAAAAAATAGTAGAGGATCCTTCAAAAGCTATGGTTGAGGTAAAGGGTATGAACTATTCATTACAAGAATTAATGGGTGATAAAAGTTATAATAAACCATCTCTTGTAATTGGTATATTCATGTCATTTTATGATGTTCATATTAATAGAATCCCATATACAGGTGTATTACAATATAAACAATTAGATTCAATTGAATCAAGTAATAAACCTATGTTGGCTGTTGAAAAAAATCTATTAAATGGAGTTATAAATCCAAAGCATGTTATTCCTTATGTAAAAAATAATGAAAGAATGTGGAATAAAGTATATTCTCCATCTTTAGATTATTCTTATTATATGATACAAATTGCAGACGAGGATGTAGATGTTATAGTTCCTTTTACTACAGATCAAAATGAATTATTTACTCAAAATAGTAGATTTTCTCTTATCAGATGGGGTTCTCAAACAGATTTAGTATTGCCTTTAGATTCACGTTTTGATTTTGAATTATGTTTACCTGAACATATGCATGTTGAAGCAGGAATTGATAAATTGGTAAAAATTTCAACAAGAGATTAATATTTATAATAAAACATTATGGCTAGTAATCACCATGAAGACGAGATCTTCAAAGAAAAAAGAAAACCTAAAGGTGAAATTAAGTTTAAGCTTACTTTAAACGATGAACAAAAAGAAGCCAAACAGTTAATATATTCAAACCCGATAGTTTTATTAAAAGGTATGGCAGGTTCAGGTAAAACATTAGTTGCCTGTCAATCTGCACTAGATATGTTTTTTAAAAAGGATATAGAGAAAATTATTATTACTCGTCCTACAGTAGCAAAAGAAGAAATTGGTTTTTTACCAGGTGATTTAAAGGAAAAAATGGATCCTTGGTTAGCTCCTATTTATGCTAATCTTTATTTACTTTATGATAAAGATAGAATAGATAAAATGGTAGCTGAAGGTGAAATTGAGATAGTACCTTTTGCATTTATGAGAGGTAGAACATTTCCTAATTCATTTGTAATTGTAGATGAATGTCAAAATATTACTCACCAGCAAACTGAAATGATGTTAGGTCGTTTAGGTAGAGGTGGTAAAATGGTATTCTGTGGAGATATAGCCCAAATTGACTTAAAAGTTAGAAAAGATTCAGGTATTGATTTCTTTTTACGATTAGAAGAGCGGGTTAAAGGAGTTAAAGTAATGACTCTTAAAACTAATCATCGCCATGAAATAGTAGAAGAAATTTTAAAAGTCTATATGGAATATAGAGACTAATTCTTATCATATTTATTATAAAAACACCATGTCTGATTTAAAAATTATCATCTCAGAACAAATTACTTTACCTAATAAAAATATTGAAACATCTTTAAATACTGTTACAATATCGGGCGTTAATCAAATGGTAAAAAGAGTTGATACTATATCAACAACTTTTAGTGGTTCAGGGATTGAAATTTTAAAATTTGTAGATAGTGAAGAACAACAAACTGCAGGATCTTTTGTAAAGGATCAAGTAAAATATATAAGAATTACTAATTTATCTTCTACTGGATCAGCTGAAATATACTTGATTTCTACAGGTAATGAAAGTTCAATTTTTCAATTAGATTCTAAAAAATCATTAATGTTAAGTAATGCTGAATTTAATGCTTCATCAACTAATGATTATGTAGTTGAAAATTATGTTGATGAAACATATTATTCTAATTTTTATTATTATGATACTGTAAAAGCAAAAGCATCTGGTTCTAACATTCAACTTGAATATGTAGTAGCATCTTCATAAACCCTTTAATATTTATAACAAAAAAATGGCACTAACATACAGACAAACCAAAGGTTCAGCATTAACAATTCAAGAATTAGATGCTAATTTTGAATATTTTACTGGTTCACATGCTGTAACTGGTTCTTTCACCACCTCAGGATCTTTAATAATTACAGGATCTACTGATATTTCAGGATTATTAACTATAAATAATGTTTTTGGGGCTTTATTAACTCCAACAGCTTCATTATCAGGGATTGCTCCTACATTTAATGGCTCAGAAGGTCAATTTTTGTTTGGAAGTGGTTCTGGCGGTTATAAAATGTTTGTTTGGTTAGGAGGAGCTTGGAGATCAGGTTCATTAGTTTAAAAAATATATATTTATATAAGGGCTCGTCAATTAGACGAGCCTTCTTTTTTTCATATTTATAACAAAAACCGCCATGAACAAACCTATTTGGCCTGGATCTAGTTCATTTTCTATAGGAGATACTCCTTTTGGATTTTATGATACTGATCTCCAATTTCAATTAGATGCAGATAAAGTAGCTAAATTCTGTGCTCAACGTTTAGGATATCCTATAATGGAAGTTGAACTACAGAATATAAATTTTTATACAGCTTTTGAAATGGCTGTTACTACTTATGGTAATGAATTATATGCCTATAAAGTTAGGGATAATATTTTGACCTTAGATGGTACCCCCACAGAAGATATAGTTTCATTAAATAATGCATTAATTACTCCTAATTTAGCCAATGTAATTAAAATATCTGAACAATATGGAGCAGAGGCTGGTGTTGGTGGAAATGTAACATGGTATTCAGGTTCATTACATTTACAACCAGGAGTTCAAGAATATGATTTAAATGAATGGGCTGTTTCGCAAAGTATTACTAGTCCTATAGAAATAAAACAAGTATTTTATCAAGCACCTCCTGCATTAACTAGATTTTATGATCCTTATGCTGGATTAGGTTCAGGATTTGGAGCTGCTAATGCTATTAATTCATTTGGATTTGGTAGTTTTAGCCCAGCATTGAATTTTCTAATGTCACCTGTAAATTATGATATGCAGGTTTTACAACAATTAGAAATGAGTGAGCAAATCCGATTATCTAATTATACATTTGAAATTATAAATAATCGATTAAAAATATTTCCTATTCCACGAAATCATCATAATCTTTGGTTTAGATATATTAAAACTGAAGATAGATTATTAAATTCAATTACATATCCTGGAAGTGGAAGTGGTATAACTAATGTATCTAATGTACCTTATACTAATCCTACTTATACCCAAATAAATTCAGTTGGTAGATCGTGGATTTTTGAATATACTTTAGCATTATGTAAAGAAATGTTAGGATATGTTAGAGGTAAATACGATAATGTACCCATTCCTAATAGTGAAGTTAGGTTAAATGCTGCTGATTTAATTTCAGCCGCAGCTAATGAAAGAACAGCTTTAATTGAAAGATTAAGAACTTATCTTGATGAGACTTCTAATAAAGCATTATTGGAAAGAAGAAAAGATGAAAGTGACTTTAGAATTCAAGAATTAAATAAAGTACCATTAACAATATATATAGGATAATATGGCATTATTTGGCTCATCTAGAGATATTTCTGTATTTAGATATATTAACCGAGAGTTAATGGGAGATATCATTACTCAACAAGCAGCATATTATAAATATATTTTAGAAAAAACTAAAACTAATATTTATGGGGAAGCTGCTCAAAATAAATATTTTAACCCTCCAGTATTACTTAATTGTTTAGTTGAAAGAAATGATCAATCTTATCCAACTAATGGGTTTGGTGTTGATTTAATTTGGGGGGCTAATTTTGCTTTCCTATTAGATGATCTAAAAATAGCAAATGTACTCCCTGAAATTGGTGATGTTATTATGTATCAAGAAGGTTATTTTGAAGTAGATACTATAATTAATAATCAATTATTTGTAGGTAAAGATCCCGATTTCCCAAATGAAACAAACCCATTAAACCCAGGATTATCTAATTTTGGTTGGGATGTATCTATTATATGTAAAACTCATTATGTTCCTGCTGATAAATATAATATTGATAAAACTAGATTATAATGGCACAACAAGGACGTAAACCTATTCCTAAAACTCAAAAAGAAATATCAATAGGTCAACATACTGCTTATGATAAAGAATCAGGGAATCCTAATGATTCTGTACCTGACAAAAATAATAGAGCTTTACAAACTTCATTTAAAGGAGATACAACAAAACCTTTTAGTATCAATATACAAGATTTAGATGAAGCTGTATTTTATTATTTTGAAAATATTATAAAACCTTCTGTTTTACAAAATGAACAAAGAATTCCTGTACCTATAATTTATGGCTCCCCTGAAAAATGGAAATCATATCAAAAAGATGGGTATTATAGAGATTTAAAAGGTAAAGGAATGAGTCCTTTAATAGTATTTAAAAGAACATCTTTAGATAAAAATAGAACAGTTACAAATAAATTAGATGCTAATAATCCCATTAATTATGGTGTTTCAGTAAAAAAATATTCTCCTAAAAATTATTATGATAATTTTTCTATTTTAAATAATACTATTCCTGAAGAAACATATTATGCTGTTGTTGTTCCTGATTTTGTTACAGCAACATATGAATGTGTAATGTTTACATATTATGTAGAACAGATGAATAAATTAATAGAAATGATGCAATACGCATCAGATTCTTATTGGGGTGAGCCTGAACGTTTTAAATTTAAGGTTACAATAGATTCATTTACTGATACTATAGAAGTTTCAGAAACTGAAGATAGGATAGTTAAATGTACTTTTACTTTTAAATTAGCTGGGTATTTAATTCCTGATGTAATACAAAAAGATTTGAATTCTATTAAAAAATTCTCTAATAGATCTAAATTAACTTTTACAACAGAAGTGGTTTCTGATATTAAAAACATTAAATCTTAATATTTATAATAAAAAAATAAAAATATGCCAAATTATATTCCTTCTGGTGGTATTGTCGATGGTCAGATAATTTATGATGAACACGTTTATAGAATTATTGATGGTTTAAGCGGGACTACTGGTTATGATATTAATGCAGGGTTAGGAATTTTATATGTTAGTGCCTCTAGAAATGTTGGTATTAATACTATCAATCCATCTCCTGTATATAAATTAGTTGTAAATGGAAAACAATTTAATAATAATACATTTTTACTTTCAGGAAGCTCAGCTGAATTAATAATAGATAGTTTAGGTACTTCTGCTACAGCAACTAATTTTGTAACATACGATTCATCAACTGGCAAAATTTATAC